GAGTCTAACATACCACTACCACTAATAGTAGGTTAAATATGAAATATAAAACTTATGTACCTGGATATGATAAGCCACTAAATGATGGATTTGAATATATGAATAAGGATCAGAAATGAATTTTAAAGAAATATATGAATGTCCTCCGATAGAAAAACTACGAACCACTATTAAGTACTTCATTGACAAAATGGTGTTAATAACAGAATCATGTTCAGAGGAATTTCAACGCGAAGAACAACTTAATCAAAAATGGGCTTCTGAGTTAATTGGTTCGATATTATTAAAATATCAATTAGACCCGATTACATTTTCCAGGCAAGAAAAAAAATTTAAAACAAATAAAAGTTGGATTGGTAAAGTTATAAATGCTATCCATAAAAATTTGAACGGTCTACAACGAGGAACTGCCATAATTTGGTTTCATCAAGATAAAGTAAAAACTCCACCTAACCTTAACAACTGTATATGGGAAGGAAAAGCAATCCGTATCGGTGGTAAACTATGTAGTAAAATTAGAAAAGAATATCCTGGTTTTATTGAGGAAAGATTTTATAATTATGAAATCGATATAAATATAATCGGTGATGAAAAAAATACTTGTACTCCGAAACAAGAAACTTTTATATTCACTAAAGTTTTGAATAATTCAATTACTTTGACTAAACAAATGTTGAGACAGGCAACTACATTTAAAATTGCTAAGGAAATTAGAAAATATTGCCGACTGAAACCACTACCGTTTTTCAAGATTTATAAGAACAAACTTTTTGCATCACCATCCAATAATAAAAAAATGGCATTTGACGAGTTAGGTGCTATGATTGTTCAAATTATAAAGAAAGGTTTCGGTAAAGCTTTGGTAAGTAAAACACTTGACGAATTATATTCTGATTCTAAATTAGAAAATAGTGTCACGATATATTCTGATGTCTACCAAAAAAATGTAAATCTTATTCATTATCTCAGAATATATTGTAATTTTATGTATCAGATTTTAAAAGATAGACAATATTGGAAGGATGTTGATAAAGGCACTCAGTACTCTTTGATGACATACACACATATACATATGCTGATGGGTATACAGAACATTTTTGATTATAAAAAATTAAGAAATCAATTTTGGAATATTCATCGTGAATTAGTAGAAACACCATTAACAGGTGGTTCATCTGAGTATAGAGATTGTCTAAGGAGTAATAGTCTTGAGAGATTGGCAATAAGAGAAAGTCTTATGAAAGAAAAATTGAAGGAAAAAAGTAACGATGATGTAGTTGTCGGTGTCCTTTCTCGTGATTCTCAAAGGTCTTTTACCACAAAACAAATTGCGACAGCCCTACATAAACAAGGTGGAGTGTGTGCTGTTGATGGACTACCAGCAACAATGGATGAGGTAGTTGGTGGACATGATTTAGCTTGGTCATTAGGTAATCCTACCACACAAGAGAACTGTATTGCAATAAGAAAAAAATATAATGATGAGATGGGTATCAAAAGTTTGGAAGAATATTTGAAAGAAATAGAAAAAAGTACTTGACAATGACTAAAAAAAGTCGTATATTACTATCATGAATTATAACAAAACACAACCAATTGGAGAACTATATACTTGTCTACAAGGTGAGGGTAAGTATATAGGGATTCCACATATTCTTATCCGAGTGAGTGGATGTAAACTAAGATGTCAATTCTCAGATTCTTTTTGTGATACACCGTATGCTTCTTGGAAACCAGAAAAGGGTAAGTTTACATTGGATGATATTGTAAAATTTTATGAGTATAATCCACAAGTAAAACATACTATGATTACAGGTGGAGGCCCAACAAGTTATTCAGAGTTATTAAAAGAGTTATGTATTATTGGTAAACAATATGATCACACCATAACAATTGAAACTGAAGGTAGTGAGTTCGTACAAACTGTAGCTGATTGTATATCACTATCACCAAAATTATCTAACTCAACACCAAGACCAGGTACTTGGATGCCATATACTGATCGTGAAGTTACAGAAAGAGATAAACAACAACATGAGAAGTGGAGATGTAATTACGATGCAATGGAAGAGTTGATTACCAATCATTCTGATTACCAACTAAAGCCAGTTATATCAAGTAAAAAAGATTTAGAAGAAGTAGAAATTTTACAAGATCGATTGAACATACCAAACAAAATGGTTTGGTTAATGCCAGAAGGTTTAACACCTGAACAATTATCTAAAAGACGAACTTGGTTGATGGAGTTATGTGAACAAGAGGGTTACAATTTTACAGATAGATTACATATAATAGCTTATGGAGATAAACGTGGAGTATAATATAATAGAAATTTTAGGATGGTTAGGAACAGTTTGTATACTGTTTGGGTATTACTTAAATGCAAAGAAACTTGATATGTCTTGGGTGGTTTGGTTTTTAGGTAATTTATTTATGTTGGTATATTCTGTTAATATTAAAGCCAATCCACAAGTATTACTAGCGGTAGTTCTTATGGGTTTAAATGTTTATGGTTATTTAAATTGGAGAAAACTAAATAAGTGAAAGCAATATTAAGTTTAAGTGGTGGACTAGATTCCACTGCATTGTTATTACATCTCATCAACAAAGGTTATGATGTACACACAATAAGTTATTATTACGGACAAAAAAATAAAGTAGAACTTGATGGTCTAGCTCGTATCTTACATTATCTTGAATATAAAGAATATAAAATACCAAATCAAAGAGTAGATTTATCATCGGTATTTAAATCATTTAATTCTTCATTGACAAGTTCTGATATTGATGTACCTACAGGTAAAACAAATGAATCAAAAATGAAGATGAATTTTGTTCCTAATAGAAATGCTATTTTTTCATCTGTACTTTATGGGTTTGCAGTATCTATAACAAAAGAACAAGATACACAAGTTGATGTTTGTTTGGGTGTACATGCTGGAGATGGAAATGTTATCCCACCTGATTGTACACCAGAGTTTTATTGGAAATTAGAAGATGCTTTTAAAATAGGTAATGTAAATACTGAAAATATAAATTATTATTTACCATATGTTAATAAAAAGAAATATAAAATTATTGAAGATGCGAAGAATATTTGTGATGAGTTAAGTTTAGACTTTAAATATATTTTTGAGAATTCCATATCTTGTTACAATGGAAATGGTTGTGGTGAATGTGGAGCTTGTTCGGATAGAATTTTAGCTTTTGATAAAGCGGGAATAGAAGATGTTACTAAATACGTAGGAGAAATAAATGAAGAAAGTAAATAAATTACCATACGCCAATGGTAATATGCCAGTAACTGATGAAGAAAAAAAAGAGATGATTAAAACAGCTGCTGAACATTATGGTAGATACATGGATGCTCTTAGATTAGATTGGAGAAACGATCCGAATAGTTTAGAGACACCGATGAGAGTTGCTAAGGCTTTTGTAAATGATCTAGCTGCTGGGTGTTATACTGAAGGCCCTAGTATTACAGCGTTTGATAATATTGATAAATATGATGGTATTATTTTTCAAGGTAACATAACAGTACACTCGTTTTGTTCACATCATCACTTACCTTTTATTGGTAAAGCTCATGTGGCTTACATACCTAGTGAAGATGGTAAGATAATTGGCTTGAGTAAACTGAATAGGATAGTAGAATTTTATTCACGTAGACCACAGGTACAAGAAAATCTAACAATGCAGATACATAAACATATCACAACTGCTTTGGAGAAAACTAATGGTGTTGCTGTTATGGTAGAAGCCAATCATATGTGTGCTTGTGTTCGTGGTGTTAAACATGATGCTACAATGAAAACTGCTAAACTAACTGATGCTTTTAAACTTTCTACAAGAGTACGAGAAGAATTTTATAACTTCATACGGGATTTAAAATGAAACAATTTATAAGTTGGGATGAGTATGATGGTTATATTGATTCTATTGCAAATTGGGTATCTGCTAGTAATTTAAACCTAGTGGGTATTTATGGATTACCTCGTGGTGGTTTACCTATGGCAGTATCTCTGTCACATAAATTGGGATTACCACTACTACTTGACTACTATGATAGGAGAATTATTAAAGATGTATCCAATGTAAATAAAGTATTGGTAGTCGATGATATAGCGGATACGGGTGAGACATTAAAAAAGTTTAGTCCCTTACATAATGTAATTTGTACATTTCATTATCACAAACAATCTATTGTAACACCTGATTATTGGGTACATGAGAAAGGTGATGATTGGATTGTATATCCGTGGGAACTTGTTAACAGTAACGAAATACAGGATTATTTAATATGAGTAAATTTAAATACTTTCCATCTTTTTCAGTAGCTGGCTTTGGTCAAGCTTTGAGAAAAGATTTGAAATTAAAAAATGGTTTGACTTCAAGATTCTATTCAAAGGATTTTCCAGAAAAATATAGACACAATGAATTCTTAATATCAGCTGGTCACTTTTTAAATAAACCTGATCTGTATGGCGATCATGGTTTCACTAGTGAGAATCTAATCATGGGAGACTCTGGTGGATTTCAAATAGCTTCGGGTGCTCTTAAATGGGATAAGTCACTTTTAGAAAAAGTTTTTACTTGGTTAGAAAATAATTCAGACATTGCTATGAATTTAGACATACCACCTAAGATGAAATACGAAGGTATGTATGAAGAGTGTTTGAATATCAGTAAAGACAACTTTAAATACTTTGCAGATAAACAATCTGGTAATACTGATTTTTTAAATGTGGTTCAAGGTACAAATGAAATGGAGTACATGAATTGGTACAATGAAATAAAAGATTTTCCATTTCAAGGTTGGGCTATCGGTGGTGGTGGTAGAAGTATATATGCTTTCATGTCTGGTGTACTATCCTTGTTGAATGGTAAAGAACATTTAAAAGATTCAAACAAATGGCTTCACATTTTAGGTATATCTAAAATCTCTGATTTTTTGATGTTGAATCAATTACAAAAATCGTTAAATGAAGTTGGTTCTAAAATAGTTGTTACAACTGATAGTTCCTCACCAGATAGAGCTGTTGTTTTCGGTGGTTACTATTTAGATTACAATTTTAAGAAAGCTTCCTTTCAATCAATTAATGTACCTAAACATGATGATACTTTTAAAGATCAAACATTTAAATACCTACCAGTTTCTACTGAATTTGATAGAGAATATTTAAGAGATGCGTTACATTGGGATGATGCTATAGAATGGAAAAGTCAATGTACTACTGCAATGCGATTACACAACTTTATGGTTTTTAAAGAAGCTATTGATAAAGCTGAGTATTATGTTCATAGTCATGAGTACATACTAAAACAAGTCGTATCTACAGATATGTACGAACTTTTACAATCACTTGATAAGATGGTTAAAAGTGATAATCCAATACAAGTCTTTGAGAAATACAAACAACTGTACACTAAGATGAGTCGTTTGAATAATGAAACACCAGCTAAAAAACATAACTTTTGGGGAGAACAATAGAATGTTAAAATTTACACCAGAACAAATACAAAGTAATTGGAATCAGTTAATAAAACTTATCGAGGATACTTTTGAAGGTGAACGTAAAGAAAAGTTATTGGAAATGTATAAACACTTTGAAGATCGAATGTGCTTAGCACCAGCTTCAGGAACAGAACATTTTCATCTATGTACACCAGGTGGATATGTAAAACATATTTTAAACATTGTACATTACAGTAAAGAGTTTTATAAGATATGGAAAGACAATGGAGCGATAGTTGATAACTATACAGAAGAGGAATTGATATTCGCTGCTATACATCATGACTTGGGTAAGGTTGGTGATTTAAATGCTGATCACTACATTCCAAATGAATCTGAATGGCATGTAAAAAATCAAGGTAAGTATTATATCAACAATCCAGAATTACAATTCATGACACCACCTGATAGGGGTATTTGGATATTAAATCAATTTAATATTAAGATCACAATGAATGAAATGATTGGGATAAAATTAACCGATGGTATGTATGACGAGGGTAACATCCAATATCTTAAAGCATACGCCTCAGAGAAGAAATTAAAGACTAATATGCCCCATATACTACACCAAGCAGACATGGCTACTACCCGTATTGAGTTTGAAGATTGGGTACGTGACAATACTAAAGAAGAAATAAAAGTTCAAGGTAGTGTTAAGAAAATTAAAGAGGCAGTTACTATGGGAGAAACATCCAAACAACTCACACAAAAGTCTAAGGATTTATTTGATGAACTCTTTGGAGACAAATAATGTTAATATATTATCAAATAAGTTTTGCATTTATGATTGGTTTGTTAGTAACTTCATGTTATGTAATATGGAACTTAACAAAAAAAACAGAACTACTAGAAACATGGGTTGAAAATTTTACTCGAATGATTCAAAAGGTACAAGATGAACTAGAAGTGATAGACGCTAAAGGTAGTTTTGAATCGGATGATGAAACAGGTGCAATTTTTGGACAAATAAAAGAAACAGTTAAACAACTAGAGAGTTATAAAGGGGAAGAACAATAATGGTTACAACAACAATATCAGGTTCAGTAAAACCAAAACCTAAACTAAAATCGATGATGAAGAAGCCAAGAAAAAAGAAAAGTAAAATTTACTTTGGAACACCGGTTCAAAATGCTATCATTCGATATAATGATAATCCAGAAAAACCACATATTCAAAATAAAATTTATAAAGAGCATATTCAATTTGCTTTTAGTAAATTGGCTGAAAACCTAATTCATACTTTTAAATTTTATTATTTTGATTATCCTATTGAAGAAGTAAAACATGAAGTTGTAGCGTTTTTAGTTATGCAAATGCCTAAGTATATACCAGATAAAGGAAGAGCTTTTTCATACTTTTCAGTTGTTGGTAAGAATTGGTTAATACTTCACAATAACAATAACTACAAGAAGATGAAGATACATGACCAACTAACTGTATTGGACTACAAGAGAAACATAACTTCTGAAACTTCTCTAAGTGAAAATGATGAATTTAATATTGAGTTTGTAGATCAAATGTTGGATTATTGGGATAACAATATAACTAATATTTTTCGTAGACAAAAAGATATACTTGTTGCAGATTCTGTTTTGGAGTTATTTCGTAGAAGAGCTAATATAGATAACTTTAATAAGAAAGCTTTATATATTATGATTCGTGAGATGACAGGTTCTAATACTCAACATATTACACGAGTAATCAATCAGATGAAGAACTATTATGGTAACATGATGCAAGAGTTTGCGACAGTTGGTAAAATAGACACTTCTAATACAGGTTCTATATTTTAAACTCTTAATATACTAGGTTATAACAACGAATGTAGTCAAATAAAAAAAGGGAAATCGTAATTGATTTCCTTTTTTTTTGCTTAACTTTGATAATTATTAGTGTATTTGATAAAATGTCGTGATATATATTATATATCATCATTTTTAGGTTATTATATATTTATATATGAATCAAATTATTTGGATAAAACAATGAGCATAGATTATGAAATCTTTAAGGGTAAATCACTATCATCACTCTTTGAAGATATTTACAAAAATACAGAACACAATAGAAAACAACTAGATGTCTTAACTAGAGAACTTACTAAGTTCATCAAAGATGGCGACACCGCAGTTATGATAGTTCCAATGATAAAAGAGTATTTAGAAATTAATGTTAAGAACGATGATCAACTCGTTAAGTTAGCTGGTATAGTTCAAAGACTAATTTCAGCTGAGGGTAAGGTTGGTGCTGAAGATGAATATGGATTATCTGATGAAGAAAAACAACAACTACTTTCTGGTATAGAAGATACTATAAAAGATATACAAATAGAATCTGATAATATACACAATAAAATTGAAAACAAGGTAGATTAAATGGCTTTTAGAAAGAAAAGAACCAAAGATATAAGTACAGAGATACCATTAAGTCGTTTAGCTACACCAGGACAAATAAGTTCTTATATTAAAAAAATTGTTAATGCTGCTCAATATGATTTTTTTGAAACAGAAGCATTTGAGGTTTCGAAGGTTTTATTAAATGATGAAATAAATCATGGAGGTGTATTAGGCACTTTTATAAATGAACCAACTCAAGAAATATTAGGTGGTGTGGTATTACCTTTGATGCCAAACATTACAAATATACCATTGATAGGTGAGCATGTTGTTGTAGTGGAATATAATAATCAACATTATTACACAAGTATAATTAACAGAAAAAATAATCCTAATGAAAATTCTATACCTGGTGCAGCAGTTACATATGAGGATAATCCTAAGTATGGTAAAACTTTTGAAAGAAAGGATATTAGACGAGTTGAAGTGCGTGAAGGTGAAGTTGTATATGAAGGTAGATTTGGACAATCCATAAAACTTGGATGTGATCACACAGATAATTTACCAATGATTAAAATACGAGTTGGTCAACAAACACCACCAGAAAGAAAAGGTGCTGTGGTAAAAGAAAATATAGAAAGAGATGGCTCATCTATTTATTTGTTAGATAATGGGTTAGCCTATACTGCAGATATTGATGAAGAAAAGTTTGATGGAGAACAAATTACTGGTAAAAAAATACTAATAAAATCAAATGGGATATTTATTAGTGGTAGGGATAATTTAAAATTTAGAGCTGTAAATAATATCAATGTCAATACACCAGTTTTAGATATAATATCAACTGATATAAAATTGGGAAGTGTAGAAACAACTGAATTACAACCGGTAGTCAGAGGTGATCAATTAAAAGAATTTTTAGAAAAAATGATAGATGACATAGTAGATGGTGTAGATAAAGCATATGCTAGTAGTGCAAAACTTTACATAACCCCTCCAGGTGTTACGGGTGGCCCATGTGTCACAGCAGGTGCTGAAAGTATTTTTAAAATTCAAATGGCAGGATTGAAGGCATCATTAAAAGTTAAATTAAACGGGTCACAAATATTAAGTACTAAAGTAAAAACAACATAGGAGTTATCATGAATAAAAAGCAATTTATGAAAATAATAACAGAAGTAGTCCGTAAAGAAGTGAAAAAAGAAGTTAAAAAGATATTTATAAAAGAAGAAACTAGAGAAAAAACTTCAAACCAATTGATTGATATTATTCCAGAAATCGTAGAACCTCATGAAGAAATTCATTTTACAAAAAATAAAAGTTTAAACGATGTTTTAAATGAAACCATTGGACTTAGTAAAAAACCAAGTCAATCTGATGAGTATCCAACTTTAGGTGGTGGAGCTTTTGATAGTTCAAAAATGTCTGAGATGTTGGGATATGGAAAATCAGATGATCTGAAACGAGACATGGTAGCAGTTGATTCAATTCAAAAAGCTGGTAAATCAGTTGATCAAGTTCCAGATTATGTAAAAAATGCATTAACAAAAGACTATAGTGGTTTGATGAAAGCATTAGACAAGAAAAAAGGAGGGCCTTTATAAATGCCTGAAAGCGCGAAAGAGATTGATCTTGATCCAAGAAAATATGTTGGGTTGTCGTTTCCATTAAGAGGTGACGCTAATAATGATTTTGCATTAACTAAAAATTCATTAGAACAAGCTGCTCATAATCTAAAAAATTTATTATTAACACATCCAGGTGAAAGACTAAATCAACCTGAATTTGGTAGCACTTTAAGAGCTATATGCTTTGAACAGAATAATTCGGAGTTACCTGGTAAAGTTGAAGAAGAGATTAGAAGATCAGTAAACTTTTGGTTACCTTATATAAACATACAAGAGGTTAGTGTACTAACTGATGAGGCTGATGCAAGTAGGATATTTGTTACTTTAACATTTTCTACTAGTTTAAATGCTAATAGTTTAAAGTCAATAACTTTAGATGCATCGTATACAGCTGAAACATATTAATGGGAATTTAAAATGGCTCGTACAACAGTAAAAAAGAATGTAGTAAAAACAGTAAATTATCTCAATAAAGATTTTGATGATTTTAGAAATAATCTAATTGAATTTGCTAAACAATATTTTCCAAATACATATAATGATTTTAATGAAGCTTCACCTGGTATGATGTTTATTGAAATGGCTGCTTATGTTGGTGATGTTTTATCGTATTATATAGATTCACAATTTAAAGAATCTTTATTAGCTTATGCAGAAGAGAAACAAAATGTTTATAATATAGCTCAATCATTTGGATATAAACCAAGAACTACTTCAGCCGCAGAAGCTACATTAGATGTATTTCAAACAGTACCAGCTCTCAATGACAATGCTGATTATAGATATGGTTTAACCATATCAGCTGGAACTAAAATAAAAGCTGCATCTAATGGAACTGTATTTCGTACTTTAGAAGATGTTAATTTTAAATCTTCAGATTTATCTAATCAAATAGAACAATCTATATTTGAAACTAATAATAATCTACCAACTAAATTTTTATTAAAAAAACAAGTAAAAGTTCAAAGTGGAACTATAAAAACCGAATTTTTTGATTTTACTACAGCAGAAAAGTATTCACAAATAAAATTATCTAATTCAGATGTTATAGAAATATTATCATGTACAGATAGTGATGGTAATAAATGGTATGAAGTAGATTCGTTAGCAAGAGATACTATATTTGAAGATATGGAAAACAATGTAGATAATGATCCTATCGCAGCTGTAGATGGACAAACTGCTCCGTATATTTTAAAATTAAAAAAGACCTCTCGTAGATTTACAACCTTTATAGATGAAAATGATAAAATTACTATACGATTTGGTGCTGGAATTTCAGATAATCCTGATGAAGAAGTTATACCCAATCCAACTAGTGTTGGTTCTAATTTACCAGGCAGTCCAAGTTATTTAACTGACGCTTTTGATCCAAGTAACTTCCTTAAAACAAGGACATTTGGACTAGCACCGGCCAATACAACACTTAGTATACAATACGCCTTTGGTGGTGGTTTAGATGATAATGTTAATTCAGAAGATATTACAGAGATTTCAGGTATAAGTTTTGTTATAAATGATGCTTTACTATCAACAACATTGGTTCAAGACTCAAAAAATTCTGTTGCATTTACAAACCCATCACCAGCAAAAGGTGGTTCAGCTGGTCAAACAGTTAGAGAAGTTCGTGAAAGTGCTTTAGCACATTTCCAAGCACAACAAAGAAATGTTACCAAAGAAGATTATATCGGTAGAGCATATGCATTACCAGCTAAATTTGGTTCTGTCGCAAAGGTTCACTTCGTACAAGATGATCAACTTAATAAATCCGCAGCCGCTGATCAATTGGAACGAACAATAACTGAAGCTGATATCGGTACTACATTATTATCTCTACAAACTGGAAGAATTCCAAATCCATTAGCTATCAATATGTATACATTGGGTTACGATGCTAATAAAAAATTAACCACATTGAGTGGTACTGTGAAAAAGAATTTAAGAACGTATCTATCTCAATTTAGAATGGTTACGGATGCTGTAAATATAAAAGATGCTTATATTATTAATATAGGAATTGATTTTGGAATATTAACAAAAGCGGGATTTAACAAACAAGATGTACTTTTAAGATGTGTCAATACAGTAATTGATTTCTTTAATATTGATAGATGGCAACTTGGTCAACCCATAGTCTTATCTGATATAGCTTATGAGTTATCTTTAATAAATGGAGTGGCAACTGTTGTTCCACCAGCAGAGAATAATCCAAATAATTTACCAATAGTAGTTACTAACAAATATAGTGTAGCGGCTGGTTATTCAGGAAATTTTTATGACATAGCTAGTGCTTTACGAGAAGGTGTTTTATATCCATCATTAGACCCAAGTATCTTTGAAGTGAGATATCCTAATGTTGATATAAAAGGTAAAGTACTTGGTGATAATTTAGGTGTGGGGGTATAGATAAATGCATTATTTTACATTTGCTGAAAAAGATTCTACTTTATATGAAAGTAGTGGTAGTATGAATAGTGGGTTGGATGAGGTATTAGAAATTAGAAAAGATGTTAGTGAAACTGGTGATTCAATTAATGTATCTCGTATATTATTAAAATTTGATATAACTGAAATATCAAAATCTATACAAGATGGTAGACTTGGTGGAGCTATTCCAAGATTTGTTTTAAATTTATATGATGCTAACCCAACCGCTCTTGCAACATCACAAAGTTTATATGCATATCCAGTTAGTCAATCGTGGACTATGGGTGAAGGTCGTGCATATGACAATCCAATTAGTCAAGAAGGATGTAGTTGGT